CGGGCATGGCCGGCTGCGTGCCGTCGTTCTGCGGAATCAACTGGTCGATGTCGAAGCGCTCGCCGCTGCGCTCGGCCGTCAGGCGCATCAGCTGCTCCATCGCGTCGGCGATAGATTCGGGCGAAGCGCCGCGCAGCTGGCCGATCTGGCCGATGCCCTGCTGCAGCAGCGGCAGGAGGTTGGCCCACGACTGGCGCTCCAGCGCGGTGTTCGGCTTGCCCGACGAGCCGGCACGGATCGCGATGCGCACGAACTCGGTCAGGTCATCCGGCCCCATGTACGGCGGCCAGAACGCGGCCGGGCCGGCGATGAAGCGCACGTCCTCGTCGGTCAGGTAGACGCGGGAGATCTCGCAGGTGTACTGCGCCAGGTCGCTCAGGCTGGATTCGAGGCTGTCGCGCCGGCTGCTGCTGCGCGCCTGGAAGCCCTGCTGCTGGATGTCGGCCTCGGTGGCGGTCTTGGCCGTGTTGACCGAGCCGGACAGCGCCTCCTGGATGCCCCAGATGCGCTCCAGCTCCGCCACGATGCCGGCGCGGTTGTAGACCTGCGGGTCCATCGGCGGGTATGCGATCGGCACAAGGATCGTGCGCAGGTCCGCATCTGGCCGCGTGGTCTTCACCGGCACCATCTCGCCGACGACAGCCTTCTCCAGCTTCTTGGCCTCCTCGTCGGTCATCGCCCCTGCGTTGAAGCCGGTCTTAGGGATGATGCGCTGGCGGTGCTTGGCCTCGGCCGAGCCGATGCGGTTGTACTCGTCCATTAGCTTGGTCGAGCGGGTGACCAGGCTCTGCGGGTGGCGCTGCCCGTCCACCTCGGAGGTGCAGTTTAGGAAGTACGGGTAGAACCGTGTGGTGGCCGGCGGGTTGAAGCTCGGCTTCACCCAGAACGGCACCCCGGTGATGGTGGTCAGGACCGAGTTGCTCACCGCGTCCCAGATTTCGACGACGCGCACGAAGCTGGCAAGGCCCGTGTCCGGGCTGGTGGTATATGCGTCAGCCTCGCTGGCATCCACGTCGCCACCAGCGGCAATGCTCTCGTCCTTGCCCATGCAGGGCTTGCGCGGCGAGTAGCGGGTCGCCTTGCCCAGAATCTCCTCTGCCCTGCCCTTCGGGTCGAAGGTGGCCAGGTACGGGCCGAACTGAGCCAGCGCGTCCTCGTAGGACAGGAAGGAGATGTCCGCGTTCCACGGCGCGTCCAGGTGGTTGGCGATGGTGAAGCCCGGTGCGGTCTGGAAGTTCTCACCGTCCACCACGTCGACCACGAAGCCGCGCGCAACTACCCGCTCGGCGCCCTTCTGGATGGTTTCGAGCTGGCGCTGCAGGTCGGCCAGCTTGGCCTCCTGATCCTGCCCGAACACCCCCTTCACCGTGTCCCACGCCCCAGCGATCACCCCGGCAGAACCGTCCTCGATCTCGGTCTTGAGCGCGCGCGCCCGGGCGATGTTCTGCTGCAGGTCGTTGATGGCAGTCTGCGTCTCGGGCGAAATCTCCGTGCGCTCCTGCCACGAGGCTTTCAGCACGCCCACACCGATGGTCAGCGACGACCGCACCCACGGCCGGCCGCGGCGCTTGAGGTTGGCGTCCTTCCACATCTGGGTGCCGACGGCCTCCAGCGTTTCGGCGAACTGCTTCATCTCGCGCGAGCGACGGGCGTACTGCTTGCGCAGCTTCACCACTTCGTCGTTCACCAGCTTCTCGACGCCGCCCTGGGCCAGGAAGGATTCCTGCGCCTGCATGCTCTGGGCGATGGCTTGCTGCTGGTCCACGCCCATGCCCACCAGGTCGGTGGCCACCTGCCGGCCGACCTCCATGGCATCGGCCTCGGCCTGCTGCTGCAGCTGGGCCATCAGCTCTTCGTTCGACTCGATCACGTCCCGCAGCTGCTCAGGGCTGGGCATGCGGTGCGCGGGGCCGGGCGAAACGTCGAAGTCCGGGTTCCGGGCGTAGAGGAACGATTCCAGGATGTCGATGTACGTGCCGATCAGGTTGGCGTCGACCATGAAGCCTGAGTCGCCGCGCGCCTGACGTCGGTTCTTGACGTACTGCCGGCGGGCGTCCTTGTCGTATTCCCGGGCCTCTTCGAACCGCTGCGTCCAACGCTTCACGTCGGCCTGCTCGCGGCTCAGCTTCCTGGCGCGGTCGGGATCAGGGTCGGCGGCCATCGCAATGCCGGTTTCGAGGGCGGCAATCGGCTGGTCAGTCATGGCGGGTTCGCTGGGTCATTTGCCCCAACGATGCCCGTTCCCCTCAGTGCATCAACGGACGGGCGGCTCGTCTCCCGGCATTCCTTCCGGCATCGGGATGTGCTCGCCGATCCAGCGCGGCGGCCAATCTTCTACCTCCGATCCGAGCCAGGTCCATAGCTCTTCGCCGGCTTCGGAAAACCCCATGAAGCGAGCAGGCTGGGCGATGTTGGAGTACCCCGTGTCGTCGTCCGGGTCGAGTGCGGGCAGCGCCCAATACAACTCCCCTACGGTGAGCTGTGGGCCGTGGGCCTCTCGATACTGCTTGGGCGTCATGAATTCCATCGTCCAACCCTAGCCCACTGCCCTCAGCAGCTCAACGGACGATCAGTCGTAGTAGCGCGACTTCTTCTCGTCTTCGGCGCGGTCGCTGGCCTCGCGCTGGGCGAACCACTTCTCCGTGAACACTTCCGGTTTCGGGGCCTTCTTCTCGGGCGGCAGGCTGCCGTCGCTCATCATGTCGAGGCCACGGGCGGCCAGACTGCCCACGTCCACCATGTCGTCGCGCTTCCCGTCCTCGCCCGTGAAGGCGCAGAGCTGGTCGATGAACCTGTCGCCCCACTCGGTATTGGGCACGTGCACCGAGCCGGTGGCTGCGCGCGCGGCGAAGCCCAGGGCCCGATCGGCCTTGCTGCCGGCACTGGCCAGCCCCTCGCGCGACACGAAGGTCTGCTTTTCCCTCATCGCCTTGTTGATCGCACCATCGACCGCCCGGAGGATCACGCCTTTCTCCTCGAAGGCGATCAGGGGCTTGTTGCGGCGAATCATCTGGAGCCAGGCACTGATCCACACGGCAGGGTCTTCCTGCCCGCTCCACCAGTCGGTGAACCACATGTCGCCCACGTGGTCCAGGCCGAAGCAGCCATGCTCGGTCCAGTCCGGGTCTGCCTCTGGATCGTCCGCGTCCGGCGCGCAGGCGTAATCGCTGGCCAGGTACTTGCGCAGGCCGCCCGGCTCCTCGCCCAGGTTGAACCGCTTGAACCAGTGTCGCTTGAACAGGATGCCGGCCCGGCCGCGCGGCTTGCCGCCATAGATGTGGTCGTGCAGGTCCTGCGAGACGGCCAGCACCTTCAGCCGCTCTGTCTCCATGGCGTCGTTCCACCACGGGTTATCCAGGTAGTTGATCTGGATGACGATCGCGTCCGGGTCATCCCCCACCACCCAGCGCTTGTAGGCGTAATCGTCCTCCTGGTCCGGGTTGAACGTCACCCAGATCTCGGCGCCGGTGGTGCGCACGATGGTCGGGATCAGCTTGTTCCAGCTGTTGGTCGAGACGTTGGACGCCTCTTCCACCCACACCAGCGTCGCCCCTTCGAAGGACTTGATGCTGTCGGCGGTGTGGTCCTGCAGGCCCGAGAAGCTGAAGGTCGAGCCGGTCAGCAGGCAGGTGATGCCGTCCTCGGCCTTCTTGTTGATCTTGAAGTAGGCCGACAGGCCCATCCGCTGGATGTAGTCCTCGATGACCCGCTTCGAGGACTGGCCGATGGACTTCTGTATCTCGCGCAGGCACAGGATGCGGTGCTTGGCCTGCATCGAGAGCATGACCAGGATCTGGGCCACGCTGTGGGACTTGGCGGAGCCGCGCCCGCCGTACAGCACCTTGAACTGCTTAGGCTTCAGCACCGGCATCAGCTTGACCGGGATCGAAAGTCGAGCCTGGGGGCGCGGCACCAGCTGTTCATTTTTAGCTGCCGCTGCCGATAACACCATCGCGTTAATCCATCAAACCAAGGAAGAATAAATGAGCATCGAACGAACCCCGCCCACTGAGGCTCAGTTGCAGGTTGCAGCTACCCTGACTGCAGGGCTGGTCTCAGCGTTGAACTTTGCCAACCAAAAGACTCCGGGGACCGTCGCACAGACTGCACTGCCTGAGCAGATCGTTGAGCTTTACTACAAGGTTCTGGAGAACCTGCAGCACTATGGCTGATCACCGCTTCGGCTCCACCGGCGCCACGATGAACTGCGGCGCAGGTAGCGGGTCGGTGGGATCACTGGCGTGATCGATTCTGTCGCGCCATTCATCACGGCGGCGGTTCTTCAACCAGAAGATCGCCGCTGTGACGTTGGGCGCCACCTTGGCCCGGTACTCGGCATAGACCGGCGACTCAGCCCCTGCGGGCATAAAGATCTTGACCTCGTCCTGCTCATACCCGATGGCCTGCTGGTACAGGGAACGCTCCACCCGCTCGTCTGCTTGGTCCTTCCCGGCTTTTAGGGCCTGACAAAAAGCCAGGTACTGCCCCTTCCAACGGTAGACGGTCCGGACGTTCACTTCGAAGAAGTCGGCAATCTCTTGGTCAGTCGCACCGAGCAGGCACAGCTTCTCGGCCTGCTTGGCGTACTCAGGCTTGTAGCCGCTGGGACGTCCGACCGGCTTGGCCTTTGCGCCATCGGCCTTCTTGGCCTTATTCCGCTCGGCCATAGCCAGCCTCGAAATCAGCAGCCCTTTTGCGGCCAAGTGCCGTGACGCCGAAGCGCTCTCCCTGCTCCCGGGCGTAGCCGTGGCTCACCAGTGCGTCGAGCAGGTCGTCTCCGCCCCCGTTGTGATTGCGCCACTCCTGCCGGGTCAGGCTGAACTCCGAGGCGAGGTATTGCAGGCCCTGGGCGATGGGATCGTTCGTCACCGCAGGGCCTCCTCGGTCGCACGGGCGGAGATGGTCACGGTTCCGGGCGGCAAGCCTTCCCCGCCGCCGCAACGCGGCAACCCGTTCCCTCGGTGCTGGCTGTTGCCCACCTGCCAGCTGGGGCTACCGATACAACCCTCGGTAGACGGGCGCTTGTGTGCGGTCATGCGACGGTGGCCAGCGGCGGGAACAGGCTCAGCTGTTCGAACCGCTCCACCGCTGGCGGCGCCGGCGTGGCGATGCCCAGGTGCTCCCGGATGTCGTCCAGCACCAGCACTGCGGCCAGCTCGTCGGCCTTGGTGAAGCGGTACAGCCCCACCAGCCACGGCCAGTACGGCGAGCGTGCGCCCAGCCGCGCCATCTCCACCGCAACCGGCTTGTCCTCGGCCAGGACGAACGCCTGGGAGGTGGTCGGGTCGATGAGCAGGTAGCTGGCCGAGGTGCATGCGCGCTGGTTCTCTGTGATCCGGGGAACGATTCGGGATACCGCCTCGATCGGGCAGGCTGGGTCCACGACGCACAGTGCGCGCGGCTTCCACACCTGCCGGAAAGCGACACTGGTAGTTCTACCGGCTCGGGCTTTGGCTTCAACGGACTTGCTCATGGTTCGAGCTCCCCTGCTGAGTGGGATCACGGTGTTCATGCACTGGCCTTCTGCGTGTACTTCCTGGCATCGCGAGCCAGCCTGTAGCGCTTCGATCCGTGCTTTGCCCCGCTGACCGCGAGCAGCCCGCGCGAGGACATGACGCCCAGCGCATGGGATACGGCGTAGCGCTCGTCGCCGGCCGCGCTCAGTCCTTCGGAGACGTCGCCGGCGAAGTGCCAGCCCGGGTTGTCGACCAGCCACTGGCGGATGCGGGCGCACCTGGTCAAAACAGCTCCTCCACCCAGCCGCCGCCGTCCTTCTTGGCGCGTGCCATCACAGCGCGGAACCGGAACGGGTACTGGTCGGCGGCGATCTTGATCTTGGCCCGGGCGTCGTCCTCCCAGAACCCCTTCACTTCGTGCATCTCGATCACCCCGTCGACGGACATGACCGCGAAGTCGGGGGTGTAGAAGGTCTTGTCGGCCAGGCGCAGCTTCACGCCCTCGAATCGGCGCCACTGGATCTCGCCGGCGGCCTGCAGCAGCGCCAGGTGCGCGTCGTAGGCTGCCTCGGTCTTGTTCATCTGACCGGGCTTGAGCCTGCCGAGGGCGTAGTGCTTCATGCCGCCACCCTGATGAGGCCCTGCTGCCACAGCTGCAGCATCGTGCGGTCGTGGGCGCGCTGCCAGATATCGGCCTTCTCCTCGCGGGTGAAGCGCCGGCCCTGGTCGAGCTCCCTATGGCACGCCCGGCACCCTGATGCGAAGAAACAGTCATGCGCCTTGAGCGCCCCACCCTTCCCGTGTCGGCTCTGGTTGCTGTGGCAGGGCTCGCCCGGGCCGCCTTCGCAGGTGCCGTCGATCTGGAGTGTGCAGTCGATCTGGTAGGCCAGGTCCAGCAGTTGGCGGTCGCGGTAGTTGCCGTGCATCAAGCAGCCTCCCCGCATACAATCGGCCGAAAAATCACAGAGGACGTGAGATGGCCGATCCGATCAACTACTGCAGCTGGGTTGCCAACTCCTTTTGCATTACGCAAAGCGAGTGGGCAACATGGACTCAAGCGGCGCTGACAGTACTTACCTTTGCAATTGCCCTTGTGAGGCAACACCGCACGGACAAGCGGGCGGCACTGCAGAAGCAGATGTCCGACGAGGCGCTTCTCCAAGAAAGACGAGAACACGCTGAACAACAGCGCATTGCCAACGAAGCGCTCCTCGCTGAGACAAGATTCAATCGCAGGCTGCGAGCGAAGGCTATCGCAATCTCCTTGAAGCCCGATTTGAACAAATTTTGCTCGCTGATCACGGTTGTGGAACTGCATGGCCTCCCTGACACTCCGGCCCAGGCCCTGGCGGATTACGAAGAGATTCTGCAAATTCGTCACCGCGCTCAGGAGGCAGTTGAGCTCGGAGATATCGGTGACAGGGTCCTTAGTGTTGTCGACGCTGCCCAGAACATTCACAACTATCTTTCCGCCATTAGGGCGAATAGCGCATTCTCCCCTCAAAACTCCAGGTACATTAACGAGACCATCAAAGATGCCAAGCCGCGCGCGGAGGAGGCCGTCCAAGTTTTGCTCGGAATGATTTGGACTGAAAGCAGCCGCGAATAGCCTCATCAAGCAGCCTCCGCAAAATCGCGCGGATTGTGCCCCAATCCAAGGAGAACGGTGTCGGACCATCGCACAGGCCGCGCCCGGATACCCTGCTCCTCCGGGTGATCGCCGATCTGCACCAGCACGGTGATGGCATCGCATGCCATCGACTTGGTGAGCTTCAGGCTCGAGCCACCGAGCATGATCATCCCCGGCGCGCCATGCCCTTGGTCGATGGCTGGCATAAGACGCCAGCCCAGCATCGTGGCGGCGACCATGTGCCGCCAGTCGTCCTTTGTCAGGCGCTGGCCGTGCCAGGCCAAGCCGGCGGCGAGGTCGCCGCAGATCGCGTTGAGCATGCGCTGCTGCTTGGGCGTCATCATCCCTTCGCCGCGCTGCTTCCAGTCTTCCGGCCGGATGGTGGTCATGCCGCCCTCCTCTTGATCTCGCTGTCTCGTTCGTCCCAGCCGGCCAGCCACGCCTTGCGCAGCTCGTGTCCGTCGGGGCCCATTTCGAACATCGGGGCCTTGCGGTCCTTGTGCGCCTCGCGCATGTGGCGGCCCGACTGGTGGGCGGCGCGCAGTTCGTCAGTGGCTGCCATGGATGCCCTCCCCCGCCTCGATCAAACCGTCCGCGCCCATGGCCTCGACCTCTGCCGACGACAGGTGCAGCTCGCGGGCGATCACGTCCAGGTGCCGCTGGACCTCATCGCGGCTGGCCGGCTTCGTCTCGCGCTCTTCGTGCGCAATCTCGGCGACAGGCTCAGCGGGCAGCTGGCCGCCGCGCATTACGAACTCCTTGGCCTGCTCGTAGGCTTCGCTCAGCAGCTTGTCGGCCTTGTCCGAGCTGGCCAGACGGTAGCGATGGCCGTCCAGGTACTGCCACACCAGCCGGCTGAAGCCGTCCTGCCGACCAACGTCGGCGCGCACCGCGGCGAACGTCGGGATGCCCAGGCAGCGCATGCGGAATTCCGGCAGCGTCGGCGGCCACGGGTCGGCGCAAGCGATGCTGCTGCCGATGCCGTCGGCGACCTGCGGCGG